ACACCGGGATCTGGTGATATTAAAAACCTTGAGAATGTTTGCTATGAAATATTAGAACCAGCAAGAGCTAAGTTTGACAAGCCAGTTACCATTACATCTGGTTATAGATCAGAAGAGTTGTGTGAAGCGATAGGATCAAAGAAAACTTCGCAGCATGCCAAAGGTCAAGCCGTTGATTTTGAGATAGCAGGTATACCTAATATTCAAATAGCATACTGGCTACAAAACAATGTAGACTTTGACCAACTGATCCTTGAGTTTTACAATCCTGATGATCCTGCAGGTGGTTGGGTTCATGTTAGTTACAACGAAAAAGGATCGAATAGAAAACAAGTATTAACTTATGATGGTAAGAAGTATACCAATGGCTTACCAGAGATGAAGTGGAAAGATGGTAAGGTAACAGGATGATTCAGTTTTTAGGTTTATTAAAGAATCCATTCGTAAAAATTATTGCAGAGAAAACTGTTGGTGCAATATCTCACAAGCTAGAGAAAGATAAAATTATAAAAGCAAAAGAAATAGAAGCTGCATCTAAACTTGATGTTGCTAAAGTTGGTGTACAATTAGAACAAGTTAGACAACAAGAAACCTCATGGAAGGATGAATATTTAGTCGTCTTTTATACTTTAATTTTTGGTTTACATTTCTTGCCTTGGACACAACCTTGGTGTGATAGAGCTTGGGATGCTCTTGCAAAAGCTGATCCTATGTTTTGGTATATCATTTTGACAATCGTTGGAGCTAGCTTTGGTGTAACCACAATGAACAAGATTAAGAAGAAATGACACTAACAGCTTTTGATATAGGTATGGTTAAGAATTATAACGAACCTAAATACCTACTACATTTTCAATGGAATGATGGCACAGAAAAAGTATACAGATATGCTTTGGTTGAAACTATGGACCAATCAGAAATCAATCATAGAACTAAACAAAAGCAAGATGAATCAAACTTAACACAGAAAGAGATATGGTTAAAAAAATATTCGTACAACAATACAGCAAAAAGGTAACACACTTATCGCAACAAGGATATGGCAAAAAAAAAGTTCAATCTCGAAAAGCTAGAACACGTAAGAATACCAAAAAGAACTAGCATTGGTAATGGTCGAGTAAAAATGAGTAGTATGAATAAAAATAAGAAACGATCTTACAAACGTAAGAACAGAGGTGGCATGTAATGAAAGTATCAGAAAACACATCTGTTGCCATGCCAATCAAAAATATGATTGGTATTATTGTGGCTATATCAGCAGGTATATTTGCTTACACAGAACTTACTGCCAGACTCACATCTTTGGAAACAAGTCGTGAGCTTATGCAATCTGACTTGCTCAAGGCATCCGATCAAAAACCAGTAGATCAGGAGCAATTTTTAATACAAGAATCACTAGCATCTGATTTAGAAAAGACTATAGTGCGTGTAGATGAAATGATGCACAATGGAGTAAATATCTCAAGAATGATGAAAGATATTGAAAGATTGCGTGAAGATGTAGAAAAATTAAAAGATAAGGTAAGAGAAAATGGAAATGGTTATAGCTCTAATGATGTACCTAGGTAATCCACCAGAATTAAAGGAACATTTATTAATGCCATCAATATCTGAATGTTTAAAAAAAAAGAGAATTGCTACTAGAAATAATGGTAGCGATAGATTAATTTATCAATGCACAAAAGTAAAAGCTGTCGTAGAAGATGGTAAAATAATTAGTATATCAAAGAGTGATTAATGAGCAGAAGAGATAAACAACCACCAAGAACTAAAAAGTATTTTAGATCCACAAAGTCTGGTGCGGGTATGACCAAGGCTGGTGTTGCAAGATATAGAAGAGAGAACCCCGGTTCAAAACTTAAAACTGCTGTAACTAAAAAGAGTGGACTAACTGCAAGAGAGAAAGCTAGACGTAAATCATATTGCGCAAGATCTGCTGGTCAAATGAAAAGATTTCCAAAGGCTGCTAAAGACCCCAACTCAAGACTAAGACAAGCAAGAAGAAGATGGAGATGCTAGTTGAAGCGTAAGACTTGGAATAAAAAACAAGCTATACTTACCTGTGGTTGGTGTCATCTTTGCGAAAAAGAATTATTGAGTAATGAAGGCGGATGGATTATAAATGGAGAAAAGAAATACTTTTGTCATGATGGTAAAGATGGAAGTTGTTTTGATAAATATTGTATAACTAAAAAGGAGAAACAATATGCCAATGGTAGGAAAAAAGAAGTTCAGCTACACGAAAGCTGGTAAGAAAAAAGCAAAAGCATACGCAAAGAAAAAAGGTATGAAGATGAAATCGAAAGGTAGATACTAATGCCGGGAAAAAAACTTACAAGTAAACAAATGAAGATTGCTAGAGTTGCTGAACCAAGAAATAAAATTACTGGTGCTGACTTTAGAAAACTTAGAATGAGTAAGAAAAAGAATGGCAAAAAGAAAAAGTACAGTTAATAAAGCTGGTAACTATACCAAACCGGGTCTAAGAAAAAGGTTGTTTCAAAGGATCAAAGCGAGTAATGTGCAAGGCACTGCGGCTGGTAAATGGTCTGCTCGTAAGGCACAGTTATTAGCTAAAAGATATAAAGCTGCTGGTGGCGGGTATAGATAATGGCACTAGCAAAATCACAAAGAAGTTTAAAAGCGTGGGGAAAACAGAAATGGCGAACAAAATCTGGGAAAAAATCATCGGTTACTGGAGAACGTTATCTTCCAAGTGCAGCGATCAAAAGTTTATCTGCTTCAGAATATGCAAGAACTACTGCTGCAAAGAGAAGAGCTAAACGTAAAGGTAAACAGCACAGCAAACAACCAAAATCTATTGCATCAAAGGTAAGAAGATTTAGACAGTTCAGTTAGTTAAATCTAAATACTCATTCCAAATAGTTTGTTCTGGACTCCAGAATCTTTCTTTTTTAAATTTCATTTGGATTGAATGTAATACTGTAGTG